GCAGAATCGTCGCTGACAATTCTCAATGCTTGCTGTTGATCAAACTGCACTTGATTGTTTGAGTTGATTTCTTTGTAGCTCATTGGCTTGAAGTGAAACTTTAAATCTCCAAGTTCTAAATTTTTATTGTAATCACCTGGATGAATCATGTCATTGACTGCTCGCAAGTCCACTGTGACTTCGTCACTGTGATTGCATGCTGGGCACTGTGTGGTAATGTCCATACCGTGGCCAAAACTAGCAATTCGTATGGCAATCATCACTGCATCAATGTCTTGACTGGGCATTTGCCATGCATCTTTGATGCTGGGAACACAGCTTTGAATAACCGAAACCACGGCGCTGCCGTTGAACAATGCGTCAGGTGTGCGATAGGTAATTTCGTCAACAGCAGTCATGGGCAACACAGGCAATTCACCGTTTGGGGGCATGTTAATAGACCCTACAGGATAGAATTTGCCTCCGCTGGGTAATCTTATGTGGATTGCAGGTTGTCTAAAAAACTGACTCAAAGGGTTTGATTGTAACATGTTTGTCTCCGGTAAATATAATTATGGCTGAATCACTATCCCCTGAAGAAATCCGACAAGCGTTTGATGCCTTCAACAAAGAATTTCTGGAAACTGGCAGAGTGTCTCGTGGAACAACACTGGCGTTTGAAGAAGCACAAAAAGGCATAAGAAATTACACATTTGAACTGAATAAAAGTTTAAAATCGTTAGGCAATGCCAGTCTTGGAATAGGGCAGGCTTTACTGAAAGGTGAGCAAGGTGCATCAGTATTCAACAGCGGCATTAATGCCACAGCAGATGCACTAGAAGCATTCTTGTCCAGATTTGGATTCTGGGGCAAGATGCTTGGCACATTCCTCACTGCTGGATCCAGATATGTTTCAGAAGTCAACAAGCAAAGCGATCAACTTTTCTTAACTTACCAAAAACTCAGTAAGGTAGGTGCGGCTAATGCTAGTGGATTGTCTAGCATTGCAGACAGTGTACACAAATTTGGATTGAATCTAAATGATGCAGACATTGAAAAGTTCACTAGTTTAATTTCAAATAACGCTGAATCATTGGCAATGCTTGGTGGCTCTGTAAATCAAGGTGTTAAAACATTTAGTGACATGGCAAACGAAATTCAGAACGGGCCATTGCAAACTGAATTCATGCGTATGGGATTGACAGTAACTGATATCAATACCGGCATGGCTGGATATCTTAAAATACAATCAATGACTGGCAATTTAAATCGTCAGACAACACAGCAACTTACTCAAGGTGCAGCTGAATATGTCAAGCAATTAGATTTGATGACTAAATTAACCGGTAAATCTGCTGATGCATTAATTAAAGAAGAAGAAGCAAACTTAGCCAATGAAAGATATGCATTAGTCAAAAGAGACTTAGAAAAAAAAGCAGCCATGGAAGGTGCAGAAGGTGAAGCAGCTAGAAAACAATTGATACAAAATCAATTGCTCATGAGTGAACCCATGAGTAAAGAAATGAAAACTGGTCTGCAAAATATTATGGCTGGGTTTGGTGCAGCCAGCGAAGAAGGTGCAAAGATTCTAAGAGTTTCGTCAGATGCATTTAATATGCTAGGATCTGGTGCATTTGAAACTGCGGACGTAATGAATGCTCTCAAACGTGACAGCAAATTGTATTTGGATCAGTTTGGTGGATTAGGCAAAGCTACAGGCGATTTAAGTAAGACATTCATAAGTGTTCAAGATGCTATGAAATTTGAAGGACTAGTGGGTACATCAGAACAAAGAATAGCAAAAGCAAAAGCAGAACAAGACGCACAAAGAACATCAACAGATGCAACAGTGGCTAACCAAGTAGCAATACGACAATCACTGCGAGAAGCTACAACAGCAGCAGAAAATCTCATATCTGTAGGATTAAAGCCTGTTACCGCAGCCATGTCAAAATTGGCCGGAGTTACAGAAAAAGTTGCTACTTCATTGCCAGGTACAGGCAACACAGGACTAACAGGAACTGGCCGAGGAACTGAACAAGCACCAGGATTTTTTGGAAAAACTAAACCAGTTACTGGGTCAGCTCCGGGCGCAGCATCTGCTCCGTCTGCACCTGCTCCGTCTGCATCCTCAGCCCCACCCCCTGCACCACCGCCCGCATCTGCACCTGCTTCGTCTGCACCTTCAGGTACACCTGTTTCGTCAACACAACCGCCTACAGGTGATCTAGCGCAGTTGTTGAAATTTACCGGTAATACTGGAAGTCGAAGTAATTTCAACGGACTAGATGAACAATTAAAACAAGCTGTGATACAAGCTGGTGCAGAATACAATAGCGTAACTGGTAAAAATCTCATCATTAACAGCGCAAAACGTGACTCTGCAGACCAAAAAAGATTGTATGACGAAACTGTGGCAGCAGGCCGTCCAGGAATAGGCCCCAGTGGTATGGCAGTAGGCCGTCCGGGAAATAGCTTGCACGAACGTGGCTTGGCAGTTGACATACAACAAGGCAAGGGTGATCAAATAGCAATTGGCATGTTGAACAAACAAAACTTGTTTCAGAAAGTTGCCAACGATCCTGTGCATTTCTCTGCTAGAGAAGGTGGAATATTGTCTGGACCCAAGTCAGGATACTCTGCTCAGTTACATGGTGACGAAGCAGTGATTCCACTATCAGGTGGTCGAAGCATTCCAGTAGAAATGCCAGCACTCACAGCCAGCATGAATGGACAACTCAGCATGATGGAAATACAAAGCCAACAATTGGAAGAACTGATTGAGTTAATGCGCAACAACAACGGAATCAGTTCAAAGATACTTCAAGCATCCAAGGCCTAACGGTAAATAGTACACTATGGCAGAAGCAAACAAATTCTATGTTTACAAGTATGTAACTAATGACAGGATACCTTATTACATTGGTAAAGGTAGCGGAAAAAGAATAAATCAATATCATACTAAAACACAGTTACCACCTCCAGATCGTAGAATTATAATAGAAGACAATCTTACAAATGAGCAGGCAAAAATACTTGAAGGCCAATTGATATCAGAATACAAAAGAAAACTTGATGGCGGACTATTAGATAATATTAAAATTAATCAATGGGCTTGTTTTACAGGATGGAAGCATTCAGATAATGCTAAAGAAAAAATAAGCATAGGTAATCGAGGAAAAATTCGTACTCCTGAACAACGAGAAAACTATAAAAAACCAAAAAGTCCTGAACATATTGAAAAAATTAGACAAGCAAATATTGGAAGACCATATGATCCAGTCAGGTCTGCAAAAATATCAAATACGTTAAAAATTAAAAATCAACTTAAACGACAGCAGGGACAATCAAATGGATAAAGACAAAAAGGGATGGCGTAAATATTTCAAAGTCGCAGATTTATCTGGACAGATGAGTCCAATTTCTGGCGGAAGAGATTCTGGCTTACCTGGATATGGACGCAACGATGGCAGAACCAACAGCGCCGAAACTGACTTTAGTTTCCGCAACTATGCCAGCAGATTGCCAGAAGTCTACTCCGGCCACCCCAATCGTATTGAGCGTTACAACCAGTATGAGAGCATGGATACAGACTCTGAAATCAATGCATGTTTAGACATTATTTCAGAATTCTCCACACAGTTGAACGAGCAAAATCAAACGCCATTTGAAGTCAAATACAACGATGATCCCACTGATCACGAAGTAGAAATCATTCGCAAGCAGATGCAACAGTGGGTCAAGTTAAACAAGCTGGATCAGCGTATATTTAAACTGTTCCGCAACACCATCAAGTACGGCGATCAAGTGTTTGTGCGTGATCCAGAAACGTTTGAAATGTTCTGGGTAGACATGAGTAAAGTGTCTCGAGTGATTGTGAACGAGTCAGAAGGCAAGCGTCCTGAACAGTACATTATTCGCGACATCAACCCCAACTTTCAAAATTTAACTGTAGCAGCAAAAACTACCACAGACTTCATGGTAAATCCGCCTACTGGCAGCAGTTATCAGCAGGGTGGCGGATACAATGCGCCCAACACATCCATGACTGGCACCAGTCGTTTCAGCCGTGCTGTGAACGAAACTTGTATTGATGCCAAGCATGTGGTGCACCTGAGTTTGAACGAAGGATTGGATTCTTTCTGGCCGTTTGGCAAAAGCATTTTGGAAAACATTTTTAAAGTGTTCAAACAAAAAGAACTGTTAGAAGATGCGCTGTTGATCTATCGAGTGCAACGTGCTCCTGAGCGCAGAGTGTTTAAAATTGACGTGGGCAACATGCCGTCACACTTGGCCATGCAGTTTGTGGAACGTGTGAA